CCTCCTTAAAACCTAATAGGGGGACCGGGGGAGCATTCCCCCGGCTTACAGGAGACAATGAGAAGAATTTAAAGCACAAAAGTAAAACAAACGTAACTGTAAATCGGGGATCATCCGTGCCCTGTGGCTGAGGTCTGCCCGGTACCGCGTCAACTCGAACAGCTCGCTCTACCCGGCCTATGTCGGCGGCAACTACAACGATAACGCGAACTACGGGTTCTTCTATTTCAACGCGAACAACGACGCGTCCAACACCAACGGTAACCTCGGCTCCCGCAACCTTTTCAAAGACGGAATATCAACCAATTGCACGGATGGTCCCCTGGCTCTTGCCAGAAATATCGCCGATTTAGGCAGGGCTTAGTAGGGCTCTCGAAAGGCCCTGAGGCGAAAAGGAGGACCAATGCCGAAAAGAGTCGGCTACCTCTACGAGCGAATGCTCGACAAAGAAGTGATCCGAAGCTGCATCATCACCGGCAGCAGAGGAAAGAGAAAAAGACAGGACGTGAAAGAAGTTCTGAGTGATGTGGACGGATACACGGAGAAGGTCTACAAGCTCCTCGCGACGGAAACCTATGTGCCGACAGTCCCGAGAAAGATCCGGATCTTTGACAACTCGTGCCGGAAGGAAAGGGACATCAAGGTGGTGCCATACTATCCGGACGGCATCATCCAGCAGCTCGCCGTCTACGCCATGAAAGACGTCCTCATGCGCGGCATGTACAGGTGGAGCTGCGCCAGCATCCCCGGAAGAGGGAACAGCTGCGCGGCAAATTACGTGAAAAAGCACCTGAAAGAAGACCCGAAGGGAACAAAATACTGCGGCAAATTCGATATCCATCACTACTATCCGACGATCTCGAAGCAGAAGATGATGGATGCGCTCCGGAGAAAGATCAAAGACGAAAAGATCCTGAACCTGGTTGAAATGATCATACGATCAGATCCGGATCCGGGGATCTCCATCGGATTCTATCTCAATCAGTGGCTGGCGAATTTCTTCCTCGAGCCGCTCGACCACTTTATCTGCACACTCAAAGGCGTCAAATACTACGTCCGGAATATGGACGATATCGTGATCCTGGGCGGAAACAAGAAGAAGCTCCACAGGGCGAGGGAGCACATCTCAAGATACCTCGAGACCATACTCGGCCTGCAGCTGAAGGACAACTGGCAGATCTTCAAGACGGACTCGCGAGGCGTAGACTTCGTAGGATTTCGCTTCTTTCACGGGCGCACAATCCTCAGACGGAGAAACTTCCAGAAACTGCGCAGGAACGCCAGAACGGCGCGGAGATTCCTCGAGACGCACAGGAAGATCCCGCCGCACGTCGCGGCAGGACTCCTCTCGCGGGCCGGCCAGCTCCGGCACTGCAATGGCCAGAACATTTTCGACAAGTACATCAAGCCCATCGGCATCAACCGATTAAAAGCTATCGTCCGGAAGGAAACGCTCCGGAGAATGGAGGCAGATCATGACACAGATAAAACTGGGAACAGGAAAGACATTCGACGCTGCGGAATTTGCGCATGAACACATCGTGGTGTCGTGCGCAGACCTGGAAGGATTCCGTGCCATCGAAGACATGATGAATGAGGAAGGAGCACTGGACACGGTGGAGGCCTCTGCGAACGGCCAGACCATCGCAACCATCACCGGCATGCAGATCGCCGGCGCCCAGACCGTGGCCAACACGGACGGGTCCGTCACCGGCCACATCTACACGCGGGGCGGCACCTATGAGCTCGGCGGCGAATATGCACAGGCGGGCAGGATCCTGCTCGGGGAGGAGTGATCATGGATAACATCATCGAAAGAGCCAGAGTCCTGAGAGGCACCATCGAGGAGATGGCCCAGAACCTGGAAGACGGGAAAGCCCTGGAGAATGCGGAGCTCTTCCCCGCATGGAATCCTGACGGCTGCGAGTACAAGCCCGGCGACCGGGTGAGAGTGGACGGGACACTCTACAAGGTGCTCCAGGCACACACATCACAGCCGACATGGAATCCGGGAGCAGCCGCAGCGCTCTTCGCGGAAGTCCTTCCCGGCCAGGATGGGACTGAGATCGGAGAGTGGGTGCAGCCTGACTCCACAAACCCCTACATGGAAGGAGACAGAGTTATCTTTAACGGCTCGACCTACGAGTCGCTGATCGACAACAACGTCTGGAGCCCGGCGGACTACCCCGCAGGGTGGGAAAAGGTAGATTAAGCAAAGGAGACTACATGGATATCGTTTACAGCATACACTTCGCAAACAACTACTGGATCATCGCCCTCCCTGCCATCTTTGCCCTGTCGGATGTCATCACCGGCCTCATCCAGGCACAGATCAACAACTGCAAAAACAGCTCCGTGATGAGAAAAGGCCTCTACCGGAAGGTGGGAGAGCTGGGCGTCATCATGCTCGTATGGGTGACATGCATCGCCATTCAGCTGCCGATCAAATACCCTGCAGCCGTGGCCCTGTACGTGTGCCTTATGGAGGGGTTAAGCATCATGGAAAACCTCCAGGCGATGGGTGTACCGATTCCGGACTTTATCACAAGAAAAGCGAAAGATATCGACGAAGAGATCAATCATGGAGATCCTACAAAGAAAAAGTGAGGGAGATATGGCTAACAGCAATCTGATTTCCTGCACCGTTTACTCTCCGAATCATTCCGGCCAGAGGACCTACAAGGTCACGCGCATCACGCCCCACTGCATGGTGGGGCAGATGACTGCGCAGGCCTGCGGAAATCTTTTTAAAAAGGCCTCCTATGAGGCCTCGTCCAATTATGGTATCGGAAAAGACGGAGAGATCGGGCTTTATGTCGACGAGAAGAACCGCTCCTGGTGCTCGTCTTCTGCGGATAACGACAACCGCGCAATCACGATCGAGTGCGCCAGCGGCACGAAGCACCCGTATTCCATGAACATGGTGGTATGGGATTCCCTCGTCAACCTGTGCACAGATATCTGCGAGAGATACGGAAAGAAGAAGCTCCTCTGGCTTGGAGATAAGAACAAGACTCTTTCTTATGTGCCGGCGGAAGACGAGATGGTACTCACCGTGCACCGGTGGTTCGCCGCGAAGGCCTGCCCTGGCGACTGGCTTTATGAGCGCATGGGAAGGCTCGCGGAAGAGGTTACAAAGCGTCTGAAGGATCCGGCTGGAGCCGAGAGAGAAGAGGAACACCCGAACACCGCCGCCGCAGCCATGATCAACAACGAGGAAGCGGACCGCGAGAAACAGATCTGGGAATTCTTCGCCGGCAAGGGCCTGAACGCCAACGCCATCGCAGGCCTCATGGGGAACCTGTATGCAGAGTCGGCACTTCGTCCGAACAACCTCCAGAATTCCTTCGAGCAAAAGCTCGGCACGACGGACAAGGGCTACACCACAGCCGTGAACACGGGGACCTACGCGGGATTTGTGAACGACGGCGCGGGCTATGGCTTGGCACAGTGGACATGGCACACGAGAAAGAAAGCCCTCCTGGACTACGCAAAAGAGAAGGACGCATCCATTGACGACATGCAGATGCAGCTTGAATTCCTCTGGAAGGAGCTGCATGGCTACAAGGCATCCATGGAAGCTCTGAAAGCCGGCAAGTCCGTCCAGGCTGTCTCTGACGCCATCCTGACAGACTTCGAGAAACCCGCAGACCAGTCTGCTGAAGTAAAGGGACGCCGCGCTGCCTTCGGAAGAGTTTACCGTGAAAAATACGGGAAAGCCGATGCAAAACCGAAAGAAACCGTAGCAAACGGCGAAAAACTCTTCCGGGTTCAGATCGGCGCCTTCGCGTCAGAAGAGAATGCCGGAGCGCTGGCAGCCAAAGCCAGGAAGGCGGGCTTCAAGACGATCATCAAAGAGGAGTGATCATGGGAAAGACATTATATAAGATTCAGGTCGGCGCCTTCCGGCAGAAAGCCAATGCCGAGAAGATGCTGGCAAAGGTGAAAAAGGCCGGTATTCCTGCATCCATCGTCCCGGATGGCGACACCATGAAAGTCCAGTGCGGCGCTTTCTCCGTACAGGCCAACGCTGAGAAAAGGCTCGCGCTGGTAAAGAAAAAAGGATTCCTGAACGCCGTCATGATCACGATTCCGGGAGACGATACAGGAAGAAAAGAAAGCGGCGGAGCGGACAGAGTATATGCTGCCATGAAACCGTTCATCGACTCACCGACGGCCCACAAAGACTTTGTCGCAGAGTACAACAAAATGATGGACAAGGTTGGACACAGTAAGATCTCCGAGAAAAATGCCTGGTGTACAGAATTTGTGGACTGGGCATTTTGGAAAGCAGGTCTCCTCGATCTGATCGGATACGGGAAGCAGTCAAAGAACCTGATGGAGAACGCCATAAAGAAGGGAACATGGAAGGAAGGCTCTTCGGATATACGATATGGCGACGTAGTAGTCTACAAAGATAGCAAAGGGAACCCGAATCACACAGAATTTGCACTGGGCGGGAAGGACTTTATCTCCGGAAATTATAACGGAGGCGTGCACGTCAGGCACAGAAGCAACTTCGGAAGCGTGAAGGGCAGGATCCGCCCGAGATATCCGGAAGAAGAGAAGAAAAGAGACGAAAAACCTGCCGGAGGAAATCGGATCCGCATCGCCGCCCTGGCCTTCTTCGACAAGGGAGACGAGTCGAGCCAATACGGTGACTGCACCGCTTTGCTCCAGTATGGAGAAGATGACAAGACCGTAGAGCATGCCGTCCTGATCGACACGGCCATGGGCAAATCCTCAGCGAACGTCATCAAAAAGCTGAAGGGCCTGGGCGTGACGAAGTTGGACGCCATCGTGATCAGCCATGCGCACGGCGATCACTATGGAGGAACAAGCGACGTCATCAAAGCCTTCCCGACGGCTGACATCTATGTTCCGGATCCGACGGAGCTGGACAAATACCAGAAATCCTATGGCGACGCCCTGCGCAGGCAATACAAAAAGGCAACAGGCCACTATGTAAAGCCGGGAAGCTCCTGGAAGATCGGAAACATGGAGTTCTCCTGCATCTACCAGTGCGCAGCCAAGGACCTGAAAGACCACGGCGATCATTACTTTGTAAACAATGAATCCGCAGTGCTGCGCATAAAGTTGAACGGATGGACATACCACTCGGCGGGAGACCTCCAGAACGAGGGGAACAATCTCCTGATCAAGGCCGCAAAGAACCTGAAAGCCGACATTTTCAAATGCCAGTGGCATGGCGATGCCAATGCCACGAACGAGGCAATCTGCAAAGCAGTGCATCCGCTGATCGCGATATCAAACTACCATCATGCGGAAAGGTCCGGAAGAGGAACCACCAGAAAGCGACTGGAAGCTGTCGGGGCCGTGGTGGCAAGGAACCACGAGAACGGCGATATCTATATCGATCTCACATCGGAGCAGATGGAGCTGTCATGCTCGAAAGGAAACCTGCACAGGATCTACAAGAGGTGAACCATGGTAGATTATAAAGTGAGTCTCACGACAAAGCTGAAACCTCCGCAGAAAGGCCTTATCGTCATCGAACCGGAAGACTACACGAGCGCCGAAGTGAAGGCTCTCCGGGACTGCGGCGCGAAAGTCCTGGCATATCTCTCGATCGGATCCATCTCCGACGAACGCGAATACTACGGAGCCTATAAAAGGTACGCCCTCAAAAGGCTGGAAAACTGGCCGCACGAGAGATACCTGGATCTCCGGATCCCGAAGGCAAGAGAGTGGTGTGTAAACAGAGCTCTCATGCTGCGGAGGATGGGATTCGACGGACTCTGGCTTGACAATGTCGACATCTATGAGGAGTACAGGACGACGGAGATGTTCCAGGCCATCGTCAACACCATCATGGCCATCAAGGCGATCAGGGGATATGTGATGATAAACGGAGGCAGTCTTTTCCTCACAGACCTGATGATCCCGCACAAAGTACAGCTGGGCGCCTACAAAAACGAAAAGAACGCCAAAAAGATGGCCGCAGCACTGAAGAAGAAAGGATTCAACGCGACGACCATCGAGATGGACAACCTACAGAAGGTACAGGCCGGCGCCTTCTCCTCACAAGAAAACGCCGACAACCTGGTCGAGAAGCTGCATGCAGCGGGATTCGGCTCCGCGAAGAGGATCACGCTGTACGCGGGAAAGCCTGCGGCATGCATCGACGGTGTGACACAGGAGGAAGTCTTCTCACTGATCACAAATTACAAAGGCAAAGGGAAATTCACAAAGCAGACGAGAGAAGAGTCTGAAAGATACCAGGCACACATGCGCAGGATCGTGAAAAACGGCCTGCAGGGGTTCCTCCTCGAATATGTCGATAAAGACGACAACACCCTGAGGCTCCGGATCAAAACCTTCTGCGAAGTGACTGGAATGACGGGATGCTGCATTTCGGCAGACAAAGACCTATAAGAGCATAGAGCTGATCCGGGCCCGGACAACTATGCACATAAAAAGCCCTCGGGAGTTGCCAAAAGGCGCTTCCGAGGGCTTTGCTTTGTTACGCTTCTTCTTCCAGGACGATAGTCTTGCCATCTTTCCACTCGACCCATGCTCTCCATCCTTCGTCTTCTGGATCAAAGAAATTAACGATGTCGGTCTGGGCTTCGATTTCTCTGTTGATATCATTGACGTTCTCCAGAATCCCGTCAATGATGACGAATGCTTTATACATGCTCTTTTTCTCCTCTTTATCTCTGTCCAGAATCTCCTGCATCATCTTTACTACATACTCCGGGCATTTACTAACCCCTCGACTCCAGTCCTCGATCGTCCTGCGGGGAATCCCGAAACGCTCGGAGAGCTGCTTCTGAGTCATCCCAGTGGATTTGATAAACTCTTTGACGGTCATATCAGGCCTCCTCGTTCATCTCGATGACCATCTCCGCAAGCTCTTTGAGGTCGTCGTCGCTCAGGCTTGCGAATGCCTCGTCTTCCGGTGCACTCTTCTGGCAGTCGTGGAAGAACTCCACCATCTCTTCAACTGTCATACCTGCTTCGTAGCTGTCTCTGTAGTTCTCTGCAAAAGTTCTTGTGATCATCTTTGTCCTCCTTTGTTTGCTGTTGGTGTTCCTGTCCCTTAACTTGATTATATGATACCACGGATTCCGTGGATTGTCAACAGAAAACCACGAATTTCGTGGAAAAAATAAGCCCCGGCAAAAGCCGGAGCTTATTTTTAGATTAAATCGATAGTGATGATAATGACGTGTCGCCAGACTCGAACCGTGATGGGTTCGCCTGAGAGGGTTCGACTGTGACCCGTCCACTGGAATAGGTGGGTAGACAGGCGAACACCGTCATCGAGATCTGACAGGGTGATCTGCTTCATTTCGCCGGTCCCGCCGGGCCTGTAGTTGAAAGTCATGGTCATTTTGTCGTCGTAAAGATAGATGGAGTTGACAAAGGTGTCAATGAGGGCCTTCCGGTCCTCTTCCTTCTCCGGATCCTTTTCGCGGAACTTGAGCAGGAAAAACTCAATGTGGTCTCTGGTGAGCTCCGGACCTGCCTCCAGCTCAGCCTGCGCGATTGCCTTCTCAAGTCCTGCCTTCTGGTCCTCCAGATCCTGGAGCCTCGAGACCAGGGCGTCGGAGATGGCACCGGCCTCCATGGCCTTGACCAGATTGGAGATCCCCTTCTCCACGTCGTGGAGCTCCGAAGCCATGGCATCAATCTCTTCGTTGGCAGCGGCCTCCTCCTGGTAAAAGCTCCAGGCGGCGTCCACGATCTGCTGGAAGAGATCTTCGTCCTGCAGGAGTTTCATGGTCTCCTCGATCACCAGAGGCTCGATCCAGTCCTGCCGGACGTTCTTCTTTTTGCAGGAGCCTCCATGCCGCCGGTCAGAGCAGGCATAGTAGCCGTATTTGGTCCCGAGCTTACCAAATCCGCTCATACCGGCCATCATGGAACCGCAGTGGCCGCAAAAGAGCTTCCCGGTGAGCAAGTATTCTGTGTAATCCCATGCATGGGAGGGCATCCTTTTATTCTTCTTCAACATGACCTGGACCTTCTGGAAAGTTTTCTTGTCTACGATGGCAGGGATGGCATCCTCGTCTCGGATGATGTCCTTAAAGGTGTATGTGCCGATATACCGCTCGTCCTTCAACATCCTCGGGAGTGTGGTCTTCGTGAATTTTGTCCCACGGGCATTCCGGATCCCGGACTCGTCGAGCCAGATCAGGAGCTGCGACACGGTCTCGCCTGCGGCATACCTCTCAAAGATCTGTCTGGCAATCGGCGCCTGATCGGGATCGAGCTCATAGCTTTTGTCCGAGGCTGCACGGAATCCATAGGGAAGAAAGCCACCGATCACATGATGCTTCTTTGCTGATTCCAGCTTTCCACGCGAGACGTTCTGGGAGAGCTGCAGGCTGTAGTACTCGGCGAGGCCCTCCAGGACTGATTCCAGGATGACTCCTTCAGGGCCGGGCGAAATATTCTCCGCGACATACTCGACACGGACACCGTACTTCTTCGCCCTGGCTTTGCTCATGGCGATCTCGTAGCGGTTCCGGCCGAAGCGGTCAACCTTCCAGACGATGATCACCGAGAACTTCCGCTTCGCACAGTCCGAGAGCATTCGCTGGAATTCGGCCCTGCGGTCATTCCTGCCGGTCTTGGCCCGGTCACAGTATTCTGCGATGATAGTATAGCCTTTTCCGTCGGCGTACTTTTTGGCAGCGGCCAGCTGGCCCTCGATGGACTGCTCCTGCTGACGCCTGGAGGAGTAGCGGGCATAGACCACGGCATTTTCTGACATAGAAAAACCTCCGGTAGATTTTCAGACTCCGGAGGTATATAATATAACCATCATACAAGCTCCTCCGGGAGATAAGTCCCGCCAGGCCTACTGCGAATAGGTCTGGCGGGATTTTTTACTTAGAAACGCACGCTTAACGCATAATTAACGCATTTGTGCGTTAAACGCGCATCTTTCAACAAAACATACGCGTTATTCTTTCTCTTCACGAATCTTCTTCAAATTGTTTCGAGAGTAAATAATACCAAACACTGAACAGACTATAACGATCAGCCCGACAATGGGGTTAATCAACAACGTAATAGCGCCCATAACAATCAACACGGAACAGAGCACGATTAAAAGATAAAAAATGGCGGCAGGGGGCTGCTGATACCAGAAAGAGCTGGAAGACGAAGAATAGTCTTCAGAAGACGTGTCGTCTAAGATGTCGCCAACACCAATTGTGGTTCTGTGATAAACGGCATTTTTTACAGAGCGAGACGGGTTCTTCGCGAATCCGGTCCCTTTTTTCCCATAAACGGGATTGACGGAGCGTTTGGCGGCTCGCTTAACACGCCCGGTGGTTCGAGCTTTTACGCTCTTTTTGATACTTGGTTTTCGAACTCCAACCTTCATGATGAACCTCCTTTGTGCATAACAGATTAGATGTTCCAATATATCGCGGCTTGCAATTTATTAAAAAACGCCCGTCAATGCGACGGGCGTTTTTTCATGCGTCTAACTGCGTGCCTGAAACTGATGATCCGTCCTCTTGATTCTTTTCCTCGAGGAGCTCGTCACGATAAGCGGCGACCTCCTCATCGATGCTCGGCCCTACACAGACGACCTTCTCTGCGATCCGGCGGATATAGTTTTTCACGATCCGGCGCGAACGCTCGTCCATCTGCAGGTATTCCTCAATGATGGCTTTGTCAAAAGCATCAAGACGGAACTCCTGGCAGAGGGCGTCGACTGTATCACGCGGGACGTCCGAGAACGGATCGCCGATTCCGGATTCAAGGTATTCGTAGTTTACGCGGTACTCGCTGCAGATGGCTTTTAACATCTGCACGGTGAGTTTGTTTTCACCTTTTTCAATTTTCGAGATGGCGGTTTTACCAACTCCAAGACGTTCACCGAACTTTTCAAGCGTAAGCCCTAAAGATTTCCTGACTTCTTTAACTCTTTCTCCCTGCGTCATTTTGTATACCTGCCTTTCTAAAGGAAGAATAGCACAAGGGGGACAGCCGGTCAATAAAAAGTAGATTAAAGGGACAAATATTTATTGACAAAGTCCCTGCAAGGCATTATCATGTGGACTGAAGGGACAACATAACACTGAGAGGACGGAACAATGAAAGAGATCTGCAAGAACTGCATACATGCCAGACCGACATACAAAGGAGTCACCTGTGAACTGAAAAAGAAGAAAGTGAAGTCACAGGGAACCTGCGACAGGTTCTGGCCAAAGGGGTAAACGCAAAGAGAGGAGAAAAGGAAATGGAAGAAAGAAAAGAGACAGTCGCCGAGCGCCAGCTCGACGCAAAGGAATTCGCGGAGCTTCTCCAGGGGCTGACGCATGACCAGAAAAGAGAAATCAAAGGAGTCCTGATCGGCCTGAAGATGGCGCAGACACCGGAGGAAGAGAAAACGGCATGACTGAAATCATGAACGGCGCGTGGACGAAGGGGCTGATGAGGAAGATCGTCCAGCGCACCATAGAATTCTATAAGGATCCGGAGAACCGGAAAGAATTCCAGGCATGGCTGGACATGAAGAAGGCTTCGACAGCTGAGGCTGAGGAGAATAAAGAGGAATAACCGCATATTAACGAGAAAGGAGAACCAAATGGTAAAAGCAACTATCCGGGTGGACAACGAGGTCTTGACGTCCGAATGCAAGGCGGCACTCGTGATCTCGATTAAGCCGGCATCTGATGAAAACGCTGCATCGAGCTTGATGCTCGCTGGAGAGACGAACGTGATGCAGGTGATCGGAGAATCGGCGAACGCGATCGGAGGATACATCAGGCAGATGGGAAAGAGCGACGCGGCGGTTGACCTCCTCTACAAGGTCTTCAAGAAGGCCTTCAAGGAAGCCGTGAAAGGCAGGGCCGGCGCGTACAGAGTAGAGAAAAACACCGCGATCACGGTCGAGAAATAACCATAATGCACGCGGTAGCTCAGCTGGCCAGAGCGCCCGCAAAAGGGAATGCCGGCGGTTCGAGTCCGCCCCGCGTGCAGCCGGGGACCTATGACCCGGGATGTTACAGAGGCTGCGCTTTGTTGCGGATGCTGCGCAGGCTCAAAAAAGACGGTATCAAACAAGTGATCCGCAACAGCGGGCCCGGCTAAAGGGCAAGGAACACGGCTGCCAGTCACGGCCGCGTACTGGCAGCCATTTTAAAGCGAGAGGAGGGACACATGAAGGAACAGACAGAACTCTATGCGGCTCTGGAAGCTGCGGGGAAGATCTTCGACAAGGGAATCGACCTGGACATGACGAACCTGAGCGGAGACATCATGGTGATCAAGGAGACGGCGGCAGAAGCCACGATGAACGAGGACTTCGCACCGACGGCGCTGGCGGTCATCAAGAAATTTGCGAAGATGGCGGACGAGGACGCGGACAGCATCGACGCGGCCATCACGGATGTCAGACACAGGATCGCGGAAGGGCTCCAGGAGCCGGAGGCGGTGAGAGCATCCGATCCATACGAGGAGGAGAACAAGTTCTTCGTATGCAGGCAGCTCTCGAACCTCGTCAGGGAGACCAGGGCCGGGAGCGATGTGCTCGGGATCACCCTGCAGGCCGACCAGAAGACTGCAGTGATCACCTACCGCACCGGGGCCCGGAAGGAAGTAAACGTAGAATGCGATTCAGGCATCGCCCTGATCATCGACATCTGCAGAGCACTCATGTAAAGGAGGGGACCATGAAGAGATTCACAGCTGCGCTCACGCTGGTGCTGATCCTCGCGCTCCTGGCCGTGCCGGCCCAGGCCAAAGCACCAAGGAACGGGAAGTACATCGACAAGTACGGCAACATTTTCATCATGAAAGACGGCAAGCCCCGCACCGGCCACTTCCGCTATAAGGGAAAGTGGTACTACGGCCACAAGACCGGCGACGGCCCCTACTGGAAAGGATCCTGCACAGCCGGCGAGATGCGCGTCGAGCGCGGGAACAAGTGGCACGCCTACGGACTGGACGGAGCCATGATCCGCAAGGATCAGTACGTCCACAGAGGCCGAAGGAGGATCCTGCAGCTGGACATCCGTAGCCGTAACCACACCGTGCGCTATGTATACGGCACGGCCAGAGGCTCGATCGGCTCCAGGTACTCCACCAGAGAAGGCCGGATGCAGTTCCTCGACGATGACGGAAAGTGGAGGACATACGAGGGGATGCCCTACTATCCTCCGTATGTCGACGATCAGAGGTGAGCCATGGAATACGATTTCGGGATCAGGCACTGCCCGCAGTGCGGCGTGGCCTACGGCCCGTACTGGGAGGATGACGAGGGGCTGTGCCCGGCGTGCGAGCGCCTGGAACAGCTCCGGGAGGCGGCGAAGATCAAACGGAAGCCTAAGATGAAGCCTCCGACCATCATCGAATGCGCGATCTGTAAGAAGCAATTCGAAAAGAGAGGCACGACGGACAAATACTGCGACGACTGCAAACACTCGGCGCTGCGCAAAAAGCAGCAGGAGTACGAAAGGCGAAAGCGAGAGGAAGAGACGAAGAAGAAAAAGGTCGTCCTTCTGCAGCCGGTCCATCTGGAAGAAGGCTCGGATCCGCGAGACGCATGGATGCAGGAGCGGCAGGCCCCACAGAAAAAAACACTGACTGCGAAGCTGAAATGCAATGTCGGAAGGCTCCCGAAGCCAATGCTCGCACCGACGAAAGGCGTCCGGATCGGAGAGGTAGTTCCGAGCACTGAAGACTTCAAACCGTACATAGAAGAGAATCCGGTGACAGGGGCCTTCTCCGAAGAAGAGGACGAGATCATTCGGGATATGCTCGGCAAATGTGAAACCTATACAGACATAGCGAGGGTGCTCGGAAGGACACCGGGTTCCCTCGCGGCACACGCAAAATTTTTAGAACGAGAGGACAAAAATGAACAGACGAGAGATCAAGAACGCAATCGAAGATGCGGACAGAGTAAAAAGGTTCCTGGAATACATGCTCCTGTCTGAGGAGAAGAAACAGAGGAAGGAAGTCCCGACATCCACGGATGTCTCAAACGCCTACGGAGTGATCTGGCACTACGACGAGAACCGCCTGGAGCGCGTCGGCCTCTGCGGAGGCTGGGGAGTCCCTGAACCGGCGGAGAAGGAAGACGACAAGGGATACAGTCCGTTCGACGAAGTTCTCCCCTGGAGCGGGATGCAGCACGTGATCTTCATAGACGAGATGAAGGACGACGAGGGGGCGGACGTCATTACGCGAGACGATATGGTGGAGATCCCGGATTTCTGGTACACAGCAATCAAGAACGAGGAAGAAAAGACCTGGCTCTGGGCGATCTCGCCGAAAGAACAGGAAGGCTTCTGTCACCATCCGGGATCCGGCAGATACATCGGGCGCTACCACATGTCAGGAGACAAGAAAGGGGCTTTTTCCAAGAGCGGACAGATCCCGCTCACCCGAATCACACAGGGCGAGGCAAGAGACGCAGCACACGCGAGGGGCAAATCATGGGGCATCATGGACCTCGCCACATGGTCCGCGATTCAGCTCCTCTATCTGATCGAATTCGCGGACTTCAACGCCCAGAAGAAACTGGGCACCGGCTACAAAAACGAGGAGAACTGGGAGCCGGGCAAGACCGGCGGAACCGATAAATTCGAATACCACACAGTGAAGAGATCAGGGAAAAGCAATTCCTACAGGTGTATCGAGGACCCCTTCTCCAACGTCTTCGACTGGATCGACGGCTTCGCGGGATGTGGAGAAGGCTGCAGGATCTCGGCCATGGACACATACACGGGAGGCCGCGACGAGCTGGAGGACACAGGCATCGGGCTCGCCTCCGACGGATGGATCAGCGGATTCGGATACTCGGAGGACTCACCGTGGGCCTTTATCCCGGATACGTCCGTAGATGACGACGACAGGGCAAATCACAGCATCGGCGACTATGTATGGTCATGGCCGTCCTCGCTCTACCCGGCCTTTGTCGGCGGCGACTATTACGACGGCGCGAACTATGGGTTCTTCTACCTGATTGCGTACTACTCCGCGTCGGGCGCCTGCGGCAGCCTCGGCTCCCGCCTCCTTAAAACCTAATAGGGGGACCGGGGGAGACTTCCCCCGGCTTACAGGAGACGATGTGATAAGGAGCACAAATGGAAGGCTTATCGTGCAGGCATTGCCTGAAAGGCTGCCTGGAGGACTGGAGAGAGACACCATGCAGGGATTTCCAGACAGACTGGCAGAAAGTGATCGCGGATCCTGATCCGAAGATCTCGAAAATGGGAAAAGCAGAATACAGGCGGATCTGCAGAAGAGCCAGGAGGGAAGCAAGTGGGAAGGCAGATTGACGCGCAGGTAACGGGCTGGATGAACCGGAATCCGGCCCCGTGCAAGCGGTGCAGAGATAAGCGGGTAGGCTGCCATACAGAGTGTGGCAGATACAACACCTGGAAAGATTCCAGAGAGAAGGCAAAGGAAGAATTCATGGCCTCGCCCGATGCGGCCATCGCCCGCAGGGACGAGGACATGATCAGAACCACAAAAGTGAGGCATATAAAGAAATGAATATCGTGATCAGCAGCGCGATGCTGGCCGTGGCCATCCTCATGGTCGCGCACAGTATATATGAATTGGGACCGCAGCATATAAACGAGAAGGAAAACCGGAAAAGCCAAAAAAAGCGGGTCAGAAAGGTCCGGGCAAAGGCGCCCACATACTGGGACCAGATCATGGAAGAGACGAAGCTGCACAGGCCTCCGGTACAGGTGGATAAGAATGGCAAAAAGAATTGACACCGGGAACCCGATCTTTTACCGGATGCAGGAAGACTTTTCCGAAGCCATCAACGACACAGTAAAGCGCATGCTCCGGCTGGGCGTGAATGAAGGGAAAGTCACCTGCACCCTCGCGATCACCCTGATCGAGGAAGAGATCACAGGCTCCCACGGTATAGCACGGATGGCGAAGACGCCGGTATTTGAGCACAAGGTAAAGACGGCAGTCTCCCAGGGCATACAGGTAAGCGGAGAAGCACAGATGCGCGGGACCGAGATCAGGCTCGACCAGGACGGAAACCCGATTTTTTCAAGGTATGGCGGCCAGATGTCGCTGTTCGACGAGGAAGAAGACGATGACACCGACTGAGAGGCTCGCAGCCAGATTCGAGAAAAAGGACGAGACCAGGAAGAAGTACAAATGCGGGAAATGTGCCTCATGTTACCAGCTGGAGGCCTGTCCGGTAGACCACCTGGAAGATCCTTTTTGCCCCGACTATCTGCCGCCGGAGCCGACAAGGCACGAGTGGCCGAGCATATACAGGGAAGCCTTAATGAAGCTCGAGGAACCGTGCGATGCGCATGCACAGGTTCACAGAATCGGGCGCGTGAACGCGATCCGCGACGCAATGCTGCGGATCCATGGCTTCTCACCGGAAGATATCGAGAGGATTGAGAGGATTGAGCATGGATAAGCCAAAGAATTTCGACGTGAGAATACCGGAAAGGTGTCCAAGCTGCGGAAGCAGAAGGATGATTGCAAATGTACGACCCGCAGCGAATGCTTTGAGCATAACATGCGAAGATTGCAAATTCCAATCAAAAGCACTTGCACACATAAGTAGCAGGAACACGAGTGCATTCTACCACTGGGCGTTATCCGTAAAGCAAAGAGACGATTACAAATGCAGAATATGCGGAAGTAGAAAAGACATTAATGCACATCACATTATTGCAGTAAAGAACGACAAAGAACATCAATTCACTTTGAAAATAGAAAACGGGATAACACTTTGCGGTAGGTGCCACAGAATGGCACACGGAGAAATCTGATGATATGCGTAAAGCTACGCTTACGAGATGGAGCGATTTATTTCCCGATAGACGAAATAAAAGAGGCGAAGGGATTTACTGAAGCGGGCCTGCCGGCCATCGCCTTCACCGGAAGGAACACCGGCGGCCTGCAGTTTATAAAGTTATACCGCGAGAGGGAAGAACGAGACCGGATCCTGCAGGCCATCGCCGAGCAGACAGACAGAACCGAACAGAGGGAAGCTGCCGAAAGGCTCCTGGCCGACCGCCTCAGGGAGACGGAAGAAGAACTCGAGAGGATGCGGGACCAGTTAAGCAAAGAAAAAGCAAAGAAGAAAACAAAGACAAAGCCAAAGAAAAGCCAAAAACCTAAATCAAAAGTAAAGAAGGATTTTGTTATTCCAGAAACAAGTGAAATCGTCGACTACATCAAAGAAAAGGGAATTGATGAAAAGCTGAAGATCCCGGCGGAAGTCATCGCGGAATCCTTCCGCAGCGTCTACGAGAAAGAAGAGGATACAGGAGAAAAGGACGACTCCGGAGCTCCGATCTGCTGCACCGTCTGGCGGAAAGCCAACGGGAGCTTGGTCGAAAACTGGAAGTCCTGCCTCCAGACCTTCAAAGCCAGACAGCTCGTCTGGGATGCGAAGCAGGGCGAGAAGCCCGCAAAGAAACCATTCAACAACCAGTTCAACCGGTTCGAGCAGAACGAATACACCGACGAGGAGCTGGACGAAATCATAAACAGCTCGGTCTCATGAAGTTACACCCATTCTTCTACCGACCGAAAAGATAAAGGCTGCGGTGGAGCTGTTCCGCAGTCAACGGTGCCAGAAACCAATAACAAAGCAAAAATAAGAAAGGAGAAACCCCTCTCTATTCTTGATCCGGCGATGCCGGCTATATATTGTGCCATAACCAAAAAAGAGCGTGTAAATGATCAGGCAACAAGCACAGAGGGCGGTGCGGCACCGGCCGCCCGGAAAGGAGATGGGGTCCGAAAAAATGACAGGGAACGAATACCAGAGACTGGCAGCCAGGACGATCAACGAAAGCCTGACCACGATCGAGCAGGAGTTGCACGCCATGCATGGCATGTCTGCGGAAGTCGGTGAGCTGCACAGCCTCTACCAGAAAGCCTACCAGGGCCACACCATGAACGAGGAACACGCCAAGAAAGAAGTCGGCGACATCCTATGGATGATCGCGGAGTACTGCACAGCCAACGGCTGGGATCTTGACGACATCATGTGGCTCAACATCGACAAGCTCCGGGCCCGATATCCAGAAGGATTTGATGCCGAGCACAGCCTGCACAGGAAAGAAGGGGATATCTGATGGCGGTAAAAATTGGCAATAAGCGGTATCGAAAACACCATAAGAAAAATCGCACGCAGAGCAGGCGTGCAAAATGCTCACCCTCACCGGTTCAGGCGGACGGGCGCGACGATGGCTCTCCGGGCCGGGATGCCGATCACGCTGGTTTCGAAGCTGCTCGGTCACGAAAGCATCGCGACCACCCAGATCTATCTGGACATCTCCGATAAGGAACTTGAGCAGATGCATGAGAAGTACGTCGTGTAGCCAAATTGTAGAAAATGATGAAACAACTGGTTCAGAGGGTTAGGCGAACATTTTTGCGGAATATCTGCAAATTTGCAGTGTAAATCATAAAAACGAGAGGAATGATGGGGCGATGGGAAAGCTTGAAGTTATAGAAGGAAAGCAAACGAATTGGGGAGGATTATGGTGGCACCCGGAATGCCAATACTTTTCATCCCAGGCGTTGTCCCTTGCGGAGCTGAGGAAGTTCAAAGGACACGTCCGCTTATATGTTAAAAAGAATCGCATCTTTAACGGCGGTGAAAACAAAAGGCCGAATTATGCATTCAGCTTCAGAGATGCAAAAACGGATACAGGAAAAGAATTAGCCGTATTCGACATAGATGAGGATAAGGACAGCCGAAGACCGTATTGTGAAGCGGGGATTTATTATACAGAGACCGGAGACAGACTTTATACATGGTACGAAGCATGCAGCATCATAGAGGGGGCGTTCTACGATGCTAAGGATGGAATTACCGATCCGTCAGGACTGACGCCAGAAGACTACGTGAAGTAGCACAAGGGCACAGCAACCCATAGGAAAGCGAATCCGCTCTAACTGCGGCGCGCGAATGGAAAACACAGAATACTGAGCAGGAGGAAAGGCAAATGACAATTGACACATCTCGCATAGACGCCAACGCAGTGGCACTCATCAGTGACGCGGTGGACGATCCGTATAGAGAACCAGCTCCAAATACAAGCGCCGAAGCGATAAGGACCACCACTCTTGGATATATCAGAGGAGTATTGGATATGGCTGCCGTTTTGAAAGAGGATCTACAGGTGGTGGAGGGGATGGAAGAATGAAAGGAAATATGATGATCGCGTTGGCCGCGATCTATATGCTTGTCATCGAGTTACTGGTCACGACTGCAGCATTTTACATGATCTCGATTTGGACCCAGTTCCCAGTGGACAACAACTCCCTGTGGATCGGGCTCTGCATCCTGGCTGCAGCGACATCATCCGCGATGATAGCGGGCGCGACGATCAGCATCACGAGCCTTCAAAAGTGAATATCGGAACTATTTCAACCCGGGCGCGGAAGCGTCCGGATATTTTATAGGAAGAAAGAGCGCACTGAGATGTGCGCGTTCGTAGTTCATAAGTTTATTAAATCTATAACCATCCTGAGGAAAGAGCCATGCATATTCGAAGAAAATACAGAATGCCGAACAGCATAGAGGTGGTGGAATTCAATTCTGCGAAATGCCCTGGCAAGTGCAGACCTCGCAGACCTAAGACTGCACCGACCTGTGAGGCACAGGCCAGGAACAACCAGAGGCGAAAGCAGAGGGCCTGCTCAAGGATGATCGAGAAGTACTTCAACGAGGACGACTGCGTCTTCACACTGACCTATGCGAAAGATCTTCGTCCCGCAAGCATGAAGGACTGCCTGAAAGACTTCGCGAAGTTTACAAGGTACCTGAAGCGGGTATATGCAAAAAAGGGATACGAGCTCTTCTGGATCCGGAACGCGGAGGTCGGCGAGAGGAACGCCTGGCATATCCATCTCGTCGTCAACCGGATCGAGGGGACGGAGTACCTCGTGGAGAGCTGGTGGAGAGCAAGATTCGGGGCTGTATATTCGCAGCATCTCAAGAGTATGCAGGACAAAGGCTGTGATCTCGGCGAGTATATCTCCAAGACAGCTGTCTCTCACAAGAAGATCGTGCAGTCCTCGTGGGGACACTCCAGGAACATCAAGAAGGTGGAGCCGGAGGAGACGAGGATCACCAGGCAGAAGATGACAGACAGGCCTCGCGTGCCGAAGGGATGGTATCTCGACGAAAATACCATGTACACGGGAGAGAACGTTGACGGATATCCATTCCGCACCTACATCATCCGGCGGATCGTGCGGAAACGGATCGACCACAGGATGAGCCCGGCGCGGATCCGGGCGATGGAGAGGAAGAAGTGTTCAAGAAGAAAAGCCAAGTCGAAAAGATGATCAGTGAATCTGTGGAGATGACGGAAGCTCTGGGACCGGATGCGCAGCTCTGCGTGATCGAGAAGAAGACATCCGACGAATACGGAATCTTTGAGACGCAGACGTTTGAATTCGGCGTCAGGAGGCCATACTGCAAAAAGTGGTTCATGGGGAAACATGCTCTTTCCATCATCCTGTCGTGGTGGAATCAGAGCGAGTTGGATAAGATTCACAATGAGCTGTTGGCACACGGCCTCGAATTCATCCCTCGAGGAGCCGAAGATCCGGACAGCCTGATCGGAGTCTGGCTTTGAGCGGCCTCATGTATCCAAAAAGCCCGGCGAAGAAAAAGAAAAGACAGCACAGAGAAAGCATCCTCCAGAAAAAAGACGGAAGGTGCTGGCTCTGCATGAGGCTGCATGGCGACTACACCCAGAAGGCCGGAATTCACAAACACCATGTCTTTTTCGGCTCCGGCCAGAGGGAGATCAGCGAAGCAAACGGGTTCACCGTCTTTTTGTGCTGGAATCATCACATACATGACGGCGGGCCCGAAGCGGTACACAGAAACCATGGCACCTGTCTCCTGATCCAGCAG